TTGTCTAGAGTTTGATGTGTTGCTTGACGACGGCAATCACGAATTAAAAATAACACACCATGGCAAAACTGTGCATGATCATGTGCTCGCCCCCGATGGCAGTATTGCCATAGACAAGCATGTGGAAATAGTCGGAGTAGAACTAGACCATATTCCATTGGCTAGTGAATTGTGGTTGGGCAAATTTTTTCCTGTGTACTTGCACAAAGCCGACAACGAACCGTATTCAATCAGTCCCAATTTGTATTTGGGGCACAATGGCACGTGGGTACTGCAATTTGCAACTCCTGCTGCAAAATGGTTGATTGATATTCGACGTCCAGGCCCACAGTTGTCAAATACTATTTTTAAAACTAATCATCAGGTGCTTGAAGAAATTAAAAATATTTTTGAGAATTTGCCTGATGTTTAATTACCACAACATTACTGAATACCAAATTGAAATTACAACGTATTGTAATGCTGCCTGCCCTCAATGCCCTCGCAATAACTTGGGAACAGGTATCAATCCTTACATGCCACTCACACACTTGCCACGTGTGACCATTGCTCAAGCATTTGACACCAAGTTGTGCCAGCAGTTACGACAGGTGTTTTTTTGTGGCAGTTATGGTGATCCCATAATGCATCCAGACTTCTTGGACATCTTGCGTGACTTTAGAAGTAAGAGTCCCACACTGTGGTTGTACATACACACCAATGGTGGAGTACATGATCCTGAGTACTGGGCAGAAATTGCAAAAATCATGAACGGCTACGGTCAAATAGATTTTGGCATTGACGGACTAGAAGATACTTTACATCTGTACAGAAAGAATGTAAAATACAACAGTGTGATTGCTAATGCTCAGGCGTTTATCTCAGCTGGTGGGCGAGCTCAGTGGAATTTTATTGTGTTCCGACACAATGAACATCAAGTTGATCAAGTTCAACAACTGGGCCGGGGCATGGGATTCTACAATGTGTTAATTCGTCGCACTGGTAGATTTTTAAATCATGCCACTATGAATGAAATGAATTTGTGGCCGGTTGCTGGCGCTGATTATGTGTTAGAACCGCCTACTGATCAAAAATATCAAAATCGCAGTATGCAATCGTTGCCCGCTCTCAAACAGCAATACAAAGATGTTGGGGAATATTTTGATAACACACCAATAAAGTGTGATGCATTAATGGGACGTAAAGTGGCCATTAATGCTGAAGGTATGGTATTGCCTTGTAATTTTTTCAATCACAACTTGTATGATGCAAGATTTAGAGACGGCACATTACCTGGTGCAAATGCATTAAGCACAGTAAATGGTAAAAATCAAGTGCGTGAATTTTTGGAACGGTATGGGCTAGACAATTTAAACATACACAACAAAACATTGCCGGAAATATTTGCCAACAACTTCTGGAAGGATCTAGTGGCATCATTTGGCAATCACAACAGAATGTTTGAATGTGCAATGACCTGTGGTGAAAAATTTACAAAAGTATGGGATCAATCAAGATGAAAATGTTAGTAACAGGCGGCAATCGAGGACTGGGCGAGCACCTGGTGAATGTGTTTGGTGCAGACAGTGCAAGTCGTGCCAATGGATTTGATATCAATCTCAACACACATGAGCTTGCTGTGTTGAGTTTGGAATATGATGTGTTTGTAAACAATGCATTTGATGGTCCTCCTCAGGAGTTGTGGGCCAACTTTGGACAAGCACAGTTGTATTTTGCTGTGTACGATGCATGGAAAAAAGCCGGCAAGTCTGGACATATTTTCAACATTGGTTCAGTGGGCGAACAACACATTGTGGCGCCTGAGCCCAGATTTGAAACATATCGTGTGGCCAAGGCAGCCTTGGCACATGCCAGCCAGCAAGGTACACAGGCATTCAAACAAAATCTAGTAAAGTTTCGAACCACATTGATCACACCGGATCGATTGGATACAGAACTGAGCCGTAGTCGTCCCACTTGGACTGGAAACGGTATTGATTTAACAGATATTAGCAATTTTATACAATACTCTACCGCAGTGTCCCCAAACACTGTGATAGAAGAGGCAACTTTTTACGTGAACTTTGAACACAAGGCATAACTATAGCACGAAAGGCAATTCCCAAAATTCACATGACATGGCAATATCAAGACACCCCAGTTGAGACACTGCCCGAAGAATGTGTGGGATTTGTTTATCTAATTACAAATAATCTATCTGGACGCAAGTACATAGGCAAAAAATTAGCAAAATTTTCAAAAACAACGTACAAGACAGTAAAACAAAAGAACGGCATCAAAAAGCGGAAAAAGATACGCACCAAGATCGATTCAGATTGGCGTGAGTACTACGGGTCCAGCCCAGAATTAACCGCAGACGTAATCACCTTAGGCACCGAAAACTTCTCCAGAGAAATACTTTACTATTGCAAAAGCAAGTCTGAATGTAGTTACATTGAGGCAAGAGAACAGTTTGCAAGGCGAGTATTGGAATCAACAGATTATTACAACGGCCATATACAAGTACGTGTGCATGGCTCACACATCAAAGACAAACTTTAAGCAGAGACGGCTCGCACAAGCCAAAATCGTGTGCCCTAGACCTGGATCAAGGATCGCAGGGACGGAAGACTCACCGCGCTAGTGAGCACTCAATCACTATCCTTGACCGGACGAAGATCGCCAATTGCCGCGGTTTGATTGTTTGAATAGAATTTTAAAAGGCTAAAAAGACGCTACAGTGATGTAGCAGGTTTGACACAGGTGTTAGCGTGTGTGTGTTAAACTGCCGTTGTTATAAAGACGCAACTCGAGGTACCGGACAACCGCCTCTGTAATGTTGTAACGCTATGTGCTATCAGAACTCAGATGAAGCTCTCTTTGCCCTGTGCGGGCAAAGTGTGACTATAGAATCTAGATGAAACTGTTTCGCTTTGCTCTTAAAAAACAATGTTGGTGAACGAAGTGAAATCAACAGATGTACGCAGTACATCTCTAATCCATAAGACTTTTGCTTAAATCGTGTATGTTTGGTTCAAGCAGATTATGCAGTTGTTTTGCATTGGTGAATTCAGACAGCTGCCAAGTTTTGAAGTTGAGATTGTGATTGTAAATTAAAAAATGTTGTATTGCTGCCTGCTGTACAATATCTAATTCAAATCGTTTCAAATCTAAATCAACATTGTTGAGAATGCAGTCAATAATGGTATTAAAGTACCAAGTAAACATTATGCGATTGTGATGGATAATTTTCCATTGATTGTAAATTACCAACCAAGGTTGATATCTTGAACTGTCGATCAACAACTCCAAGTAATCAAACAAATCTTTTACTGTTTGATCAAAACTGGTCCACAAGTCCATGGGATTCAAGTGATAACGAGGAATTGAGTTATCAATATAATTCAAAATAGTATCATGTTTGAAAAAATTAAAATTCAATGCAATAAATTCTCTTTGATCCCAGATATTGTTTAAATTTTCTTGTTGCCATGCCAATTTAGATTCTTTAAAAAAATATTCTACAAAATCATCATATATTTCGTCAGGGGTATACAAGGATATTGTTGAGCTGTTGGCATGAGAGTTTGACTCCCGTGGAATATATAATGTACCCCATAAGTCACGTGGTCGATATCTGTGCTGATACAACACTTGATCTTTAGTGAGGGATAATACTATGTTTTTTGTTGTGTGGTTGACCAACTGGTCAATGGCATCTTTAGTGCCATGTTTAAATTGGTGCATGTACAGGTATTCGTCTTTGTTGATCAAACATGGTAAAAACTCTGGCAATTGATCAGCGGTGAATAATTCATTGGCAATAAATCCGTGTGCATTGTGGGAAGTTAATGGATTGTGTGGTACAGCAGTTATCTTTTGATTTATTACACTAAAATATTCATTCCTACCAGACAGGTAATACAATGTCCAAGTTAAAAATGTACCACCAATGGATGGATCCGTTAAAACTGATTTCATGTTTTAAAATTGATCTGGCCAATCTCTAAACAATGCATGTTGAATATTTCCTGACACAAACTGATTGAAACTCTTGTGCTTGACTTCTAGTTCGCCTTCAAGTGGAGCCACACGTTTGAATGCACTATCCATTTGGCCCATGTCCTTGAACTCCATGATGATCATCCATTCAGGCATGTCTGCAATGCTGCGGAATCCCATTTTGCAACGAGTAATTCTGTAGGTTTCCATCCGTC